TAAGGTTAACTTTTTGCACCCATTTTTCGTAAAACATGGTCTTTAAAAATATCTCTTGACTGTTTTTGCCTGTAGAGCGTATATAGACGTACCTCAAAGGCTGGGGTTAGTTTCGTAGTATGTATAGGACACCGAAAAGGTAAACAGCATCAGAAAGCGAAAGGAGAAAAGAACATGCTTACATTCACAAACAAGACAGACGACAGGAAGATCCTGGTAAAGAGACTCGGAGAGCTCACCGGAATTAAGCCGCATTACAACGGGATGCCGGACTGTACTTACACAGTCGGAGCTTACACGATCGGGAAGGACGGAAGCCTTATGGTGGAGGATACCGACATGGATCAGAACATCATCAACACCCTGGCAGAGGAAGATCTTATTGAGGGTACGGAGCTGCCTGCAGCAGAAACCAAGGAGCCTGAAGAAGCAGCTGAGGAAGAGACCGAAGAATCGACCGAAACATTCCCAATCGAGCTGAACATCGAACTCCCGCTGGAAGGGCATACCGGGATATCGATCCGGAACCTGGTGAGCGAGATCTACTCGAGAGCAGGACTTCTTGCCAAGGCCATCGGTAGCACCTTTACAGTAACCGAGGCTCTGGTAAAGGAACTCCAGCAGGATGAGAATACGGAAAGCCTGGAGAAGGCAATCGCATGCATCAAGAACCACGCCGGAGAACTTGCCGGCATCGAGTTCACCGATGACCGGATCCGCTTCACCGGATTTCCGGAGGCAGAAGATGCCGATGAGGTTAAGGCCTTCATGGACCTGGCTTCCCTGATGACCAAAGCCGCCAGAGAACAGAAACGGATCATGGCGAAGGAGGTCGACGATAGCAACGAGAAATACATCACCAGGATCTGGCTTCTTCGCTTAGGCATGAAAGGTAGTGACTACAAGACCACCAGAGCGATCCTTCTTAAGAACCTTTCCGGCCACATCGCCTTCAGGACCCAAGAGCAGATCGATGCCGCAAAGGAGAAGGCAAAGGCAAAGCGTGCGGCCGCCAAAGCCGCCAAGCAGGCCGAGGAGGTGACAAGCGATGCAGTTTCCGAGTAAGAAAGTAGTCGAGCGCATCCGGAAGGAATATCCGATTGGAACTCGCGTAGAACTTGTAAGGATGGATGATCCCCAGGCGCCGCCAGTCGGTACCCTGGGCACTGTCAAGGGAGTTGATGACATTGGTTCTATCATGGTTTCCTGGGACAATGGCAGCAGCCTTTCAGTTACATTCGGTGAAGATGCATGCCAGGTAGTACCAAAGGTACTGACGGATAGAATCAAGGACCAGATCTTGAAGGTCCGCGATACCGGGAAGACTAACATGTTTGATATTCCGGCTGTGCAGAGGATCGCTTTTGATCTTGAATGCTTCGACCTTGTCATTTTTCTTGAGGATCACCGGAAAGAATATACCGACTTCATCATGACCGGAGTACAAAAATAGACAAGATTGAGCCTTCAATCTTGTGTAGTTTATCTGTCAGAATTAACTGGATATAGTGCCGCCGCAGAGTGATTAATACAGTACCGAAAGGGAAAACACATACGGAGGTAAAAAACATGAGATCACTTGAAAAAGACTACAGAAGGTACGAAGCCATCAACAAAGCCTATGAGGCAGCAGGAAAGAGTGAGGAAGCCGGAGAAAAGGCCAGAGCCGACTACCATGTACTCCTTGAGGAAGTCAGGGCCGAAGGAAAAGATTACGGAAACCTGATGCGCCTCTACACACAGATGAAGGAACGCGAAAACACCTACATCGACCTGGACGGAACCTACGAGGATGAAGAGCACATTCTTGAAACCTTCCGCACATACGGAATCAAGGCGTTCACCTTCACAAGCGGCTGGACTTCAGCACTTGAGAGCCTTTGGAAATTCGAACAGGCTGGCGCCAAGAGCCAGGGCATGATCGAGGTCAATGGCAACAAGAGCTACCATTTCGGTGATGCGGAAGCAACCTTCGATAAGAAACACGGCTTCCTTCTCACCATTGACTGAGAGGAGGTAAAGCCATGTGGAGCCAGGGATCGATTGGAATACCAAACGGAGACGGAACCTATACGGTATGCAAATACTGGGTGAAGCATTTTGATGAGCCAAGTGAGGAGTACGGCATCGATGGCGGCAGGATTTCAAAGCTCGCGATCAAGGTAAACGGCAGGTACACAGCTAACTACGACAGAGGCTGGGACATGGAACCGGAGGATGAGGCAACGGCAAGCGCCTGCCAGATCATTATGCAACAGTACAACTGAAAACGAAAGCGACCGGGAGGTGGGAGCCACGAGGCTCCCTTCTCTCGTACACATAGATTATTGAGGACTGGCTATAGCTGGTCCTTTTCTTATACAGAAAACCGGGAAGGAGGGATGTGGCATGGCTACCAGAGGAAGAAAGCCGACGCCGACCGCGTTGAAGGTCCTCGAAGGCAATCCTGGTAAGCGCCCGCTGAATAATTCGGAACCGAAGCCGCTGAAGAAAGCACCGAGCTGTCCGAAGTGGCTGGAGCCGGAAGCAAAAAAGGAATGGAAGAGACTCGCAAAGCAGATGGAGCAGCTTGGAATTCTGACGGAAGTCGATATGGCTGCATTCGCCGGATACTGCCAGGCCTATGCCCGGTGGAAAGAAGCTGAAGAATTTATCACTCAGCATGGGACGATCGTCCGGACACCTTCCGGTTACTGGCAGCAGGTCCCGCAGGTATCGATCGCACAGACCTACCTGAAGGTCATGAACCGCTTTGCAGAGCAGTTCGGATTAACGCCCGCATCCAGGAGCCGGATCGTTGCGGACAGCAACAACACTGGTCCTTCCGATGACATGGAGGAATTACTCGGAGGCGATGGTGAATGACAGAGAGACCGGCAGATTATCCAAAACTGAAAAACTACAAGACGAGCCGGTTTATGCTGCCAGCTTCTCACTATGACAAGAAGAAAGCAGATCGGGCGGTCCGGTTTATCGAGAACCTGAAGCACACCAAGGGCAAATGGGCAGGCAAGCAGTTCTGGCTGCTTCCCTGGCAGGAGCAGATCATCCGGGACATCTTCGGGATCGTTGATGAGAACGGGCACCGGCAGTTCCGGACAGCCTACATCGAGATCGGGAAGAAGAACGGAAAGTCAGAACTGGCAGCGGCCGTTGCTCTCTATCTTTTGTACGCAGACAATGAGCCATCCGCAGAAGTCTATGGCGCTGCGGCTGACCGGCAGCAGGCGTCAATTGTCTTCGATGTTGCTCACCAGATGGTCCGCATGACACCAGCGCTGATGAAGCGCTCCAAGATCATGGCAGCCACGAAGAGAATCGTCAATTACAAGAACGCGGGTTTCTACCAGGTCCTGTCCGCCGAGGTCGGGACCAAGCATGGTTTAAATGTCTCTGGCTTGGTGCTGGATGAGGTACACGCCCAGCCAAATCGGAAGTTATATGACGTTTTGACCCAGGGCTCCGGCGATGCCAGAGAGCAACCGTTGTACTTCCTGATTACGACAGCCGGAACGGATAAGGAGAGCATTTGCTATGAGCTGCACACCAAGGCACTGGATCTTCTGGCAGACAGAAAAGTGGACCACACTTTCTACCCGGTGGTCTATGGCCTTACCGACCAGGATGACTGGCACGACGAGAAGAACTGGTACAAAGCGAATCCCTCCCTAGGGCAGACGATCCAGATTGATCGTGTCCGGGATATGTATCACCAGGCATTGGAGAATCCGGCAGAGGAGAACGTGTTCAAGCAGCTTCGACTCAACATGTGGGTCTCTTCGATCACACGGTTTATTCCGGAGCAAATCTACGACAAAGGAAATATCCCAATCGATGTGGATGCTTTAGCTGGCAGGGAGTGTTACGGCGGGCTCGATCTTTCGAGCACCGGAGATATCACAGCCCTTGTCCTGATGTTTCCACCGAGGACTGAGGATGAGAAATACATTATGCTGCCTTTTTTCTGGGTACCCAAGGACACGATCCCTCTTCGAGTGAGACGGGCATCTGTCCCATATGACGTCTGGTATCAGCAGGGTTACCTGCAAGCGACCGAAGGTAACGTGATCGACTACAACTTCATCGAAGCCTTCATCAACAAGCTGTACGAGAAATACAACATCAAAGAGATTGCAGTTGATAGATGGAACGCAACACAGCTCATCCAGAACCTGACCGACGACGGATTCACAATGGTTGCATTTGGCCAGGGCTTTAAGGATATGTCGCCACCTACTAAGGAGTTCTACAAGCTCCTGATGGAAGGAAAGATCATCCACGGCGGTAACCCGGTCATGAGATGGATGAGCGGAAATGTAGTCGTCGACCGTGATGCAGCTGAGAACATCAAACCTACGAAAGCAAAGTCGCCGGAGAAAATCGATGGCATTGTTGCAGCCATCATGGCGCTGGATCGCTGCATTCGGCATGAGAACACAACGAGCGTTTATGACGAACGCGGATTGATCGTGTTTTAAGGAGTACACATGAGTATCTTTTCAAGAATTTTCAAATCAAGAGCAGAGCCCAGAAACAGCCTGCCGGGTGATTCCTATCGGCCCTTCATTGGAAGGACCAGCTCAGGAACCTCGGTAACCCAGCGGTCATCGATGCAGCTTACGGCAGTTTACTGCTGCGTCCGAGTTCTTGCGGAGGCAGTGGCAGGCCTTCCACTGATCACTTACCGCTACGGTAAGGACGGAGCCAAGGAGCGTGCAACTAACCATCCGTTGTACCTGCTTCTCCATGATGAACCAAATCCAGAAATGACGAGCTTCTCTTTCCGGGAGACGCTGATGACGCATCTTCTATTATATGGAAATGCATACGCGCAGATCATCCGGAACGGGAAAGGGGAAGTGGTATCTCTTTATCCGCTGATGCCGGACCGCATGAAAGTCGACCGCGATGAGCAGGGAAGAATCTATTACGAATACCAGAAGTACCAGGATGAAGCTCCGACCATGAAAACAGGATCGGTGATCCTTAGGCCGGAGGACGTGCTGCATATCCCGGGACTTGGCTTTGATGGCCTGGTCGGATACAGCCCGATCGCGATGGCTAAGAATGCGATTGGTATGGCAAGCGCCTGCGAAGAGTACGGCGCTTCATTTTTTGCCAACGGTGCGAATCCTGGAGCGGTGCTTGAGCACCCTGGCGTGTTGAAGGATCCGGAGAAGGTCCGTAAGGCCTGGGAGGAAGCCTATGGCGGGCCGCACAGGGGCAACCGTGTGGCTGTCCTGGAAGAGGGTATGAAGTTCACGCCCATTTCCATCAGCCCGGAGCAGGCGCAGTTTTTGGAAACCAGAAAGTTTCAACTTGATGAGATCGCACGCATTTTCAGGATCCCGCCTCATATGATCGGAGACCTGGAGCATGCGACCTTTTCGAATATAGAGGAACAGTCACTGGAGTTCGTGCAGTACACACTTCAGCCTTGGCTGGTCCGCTGGGAGCAGGCAATGCAGAGGGTGTTACTGACACCGGAGGAAAAGAAGAACTACTTCATCCGCTTTAACGTGGATGGCCTTCTCCGCGGTGACTATGCATCCAGGATGCAGGGCTATGCGACCGGCATCAATAACGGTTTCATGTCTGTCAATGATGTGAGGGAGCTGGAAAACCTCGACCGGATTCCGGATGAGGAAGGCGGCAACCTATATCTCGTGAACGGGTCAATGGTACCGCTGAAGTACGCAGGCGCTGCCTACAAGCAGCAGACAGATTCAGAACAGGAAGGAGATAGCGATGAACAAGTTCTGGAAATGGGTAACAAACCGGGTCAGGGACGAAGCCGGAGAGGAAGCAGAGGAAAGAGCCCTGTTTCTTAATGGAGCGATCGCTTCGGAATCCTGGTTCGACGACGATGTCACTCCGAAGCTCTTTAAGGATGAGCTTTCAAGTGGCAAGGGAAACATTACAGTCTGGATCAACAGTCCAGGAGGCGACTGCTTCGCGGCAGCGCAGATCTACAACATGCTCCGTGACTACAAAGGTCATGTGACGGTGAAGATCGATTCGCTGGCAGCTTCAGCAGCATCCGTCATTGCGATGGCAGGGGATGAAGTCCTCATCTCACCGACCGGCATGCTGATGATCCATAACCCTTCGACGGTGGCGATGGGAGACCACGGCGACCTGGAGAAGGCAATCGACATGCTGAATGAAGTGAAGAACTCCATCATCAATGCCTACCAGGAGAAGACGGGTCTTTCCAGGAATAAGCTCTCGAAGCTTATGGAAGATGAGACCTGGATGGATGCAAACAAGGCAGTGGAGTTCGGGTTTGCTGATGGGGTAATTACCAGAGACGATCCGTCCGGGATTCCACTTGGCAAGGAGGATCCTGATAAGGATGATCCCGAAGAGGATTCTGATGATCCGAAGGAAGACCCGGATGAGAATCCGGATGAAGATCCCGATAAGGAGAAGGATCACTTCTCAGGGATGCTGTTTGCAGCTCATCCATTTGAACTGGCAGTTACCAATAAGCTGGAAAGCTATGTAAGAAAGCACACTCCGGCACCCGCAAAGGAGCCGGGGAAAGCACGTGTATCGGTAGCCGATCGCTACCAGAGACTCAAGTCCATGAAGGACGCATTTTAAGGAGGATGAATACAATGGAACTGAAGGAACTTTATACCAAGAGAGCAACTGCGTGGGAAGCTGCAAAGAAGTTTCTCGATACGCACAGAACAGAGGATGGCACAATGTCTGCCGAGGATGGAGCTGTCTATGACAAGATGGAGAAGGAGATCAGTGATCTTACCAAGGAGATCGAGAGATCTGAGCGCCTTGCTGATATGGAGAACAAGCTTTCGATGCCGACTTCCAAGCCGATCACGGCAAGACCTGGTGCTGGTGTAGGTGACCAGCCGCTGACCGGCAGAGCTTCTCATCAGTACACTGTCGATTTCCTGGCAGCGATGAGATCCAATTTCCACCAGATCAGCAACGTTCTGGAAGAAGGAAACGATGCCAACGGCGGATATCTTGTTCCGGCTGAGTGGGATAAGAGGCTGATCGACAAGCTCGATGAGGAGAACATCTTCAGAGGATTGGCGACTACGATCACTACTTCTGGTGAACACAAGATCAACATCGCTGCTACCAAGCCGGCTGCAGCATGGATCGAGGAGGGCGAGGCGCTGACCTTTGGCGATGCAACCTTCGATCAGATCATGATGGATGCTCACAAGCTCCACGTGGCAATCAAGATCACTGAAGAGCTGCTGTACGATAATGCCTTCAACCTGGAGGGATACATCATCGACCAGTTTGGCCGTGCCATCGGTAACGCCGAGGAGGACGCATTCCTGAATGGTGATGGTCAGGGCAAGCCGCTTGGAATCTTCGCAGACAAGGGCGGCGGCGAGAAGGCAGTAGAGATTGCTGCCGGCAAGCTCACGTCTGACAACATCCTGGATCTCATTTACTCACTGAGACGTCCGTATCGTAAGAATGCGTCCTTCATTATGAACGACCAGACGCTTGCGGTACTTCGTAAGCTCAAGGACGCAAATGGAGGCTATATCTGGCAGCCTTCTTACCAGGCAGGTGAGCCGGATCGTCTGTGCGGCTATGCAATCCATACTTCCGCATACTGCCCGACTCTCGATGCTGGCAACTCCGGCATCGCATTCGGTGACTTCTCCTACTACAACATCGGCGACCGTGGAACCAGATCCTTCCAGGAGCTCCGCGAGCTCTTTGCTGGAAACGGCATGATCGGTTACGTTGCAAAGGAGAGAGTCGACGGTAAGCTGGTCCTTCCTGAGGCAGTCAAGATCCTGTCTGCGAAGGCAGGTGCCTGAGAATAAGTAACTTTTGACGGGGTGTCGGAGTGGTCCGGCACCCTGCTTTGTTAGGAGGCAGAAATGATCACGCTTGATGAAGCAAAATCTGTACTCCGCGTGGATTTCTCAGATGATGATGCTTATATTACGCAGCTGATCTCTGCATCAGAAAAACTCGTGAGGGATGTCGCAAGACTCTCCGATGATGAGTTTGTACAGAACGAAGATGTGGTGAGGGCAGCAGCATATTATACGATCAGCTATCTTTACGAACATCGTGAGGATGCCGACATGCATGAGCTCACGATGATGCTGCGGTCGATACTCTTTGGCATCCGAAAGGCGGTGTTCTAAATGGATATTGCTGCACTGAATCTCCGGATTACGTTTCAGAGACAGGTGACGGATGTTGATGAGTATAAGAATCACACCAACCATGCGGAAGATTACATCACATGCTGGGCTACGGCCTCCGGATCCGGAACGGAGGCGCAGGCAGCCGGAACCACAAATCCGAAGGAGGCCATCGATTTCACAACCCGATATTGTAAGCTTCTATCAAAGGTGACGCCGGATGGCTACCGGATCATTGCTGACGGGAAGCTGTACAACATCCTCTATGTAAACCCGATGGGGTATAAGCACCGGAGCCTGAAATTTCATTGCGAGAGGGTGAAGCGATGAGCAAGACAATTAAACCGGAGCAGTTGTCGGACGAGATCATGAAAGGCCTCGAAGAGTACAGGGACCTGTCAACGGATGCCATGAAGGAATCTGTCGAGAAGGTTGCGAAGAAGGTAAAGAAGGATATCCAGTCGAATGCGCCGGAGCTCACTGGCAAGTACAAAAAGTCCTGGAAGATCACGAAGACAGACGAGAACAACGAACGTCTTGTCATGACAGTTCATGCCGGCAGGTATCAGCTGACCCATCTCCTGGAGCACGGTCATGCAAAGCGCGGTGGTGGGAGAACCAGAGCCTTTCCACATATCGCACCGGCTGAACAGGAAGGTGTAAAGGAGCTGGAAGAGGATATTCAGTCAGCTCTCGAGAAGGGAGGATCATGACATACGAGAAATTAGTAGCGATGCTTGAGGAAGCGGATCTTCCGCTTGCCTACGATCACTTTGCTGAAGGGGAGTCTCCGGATCCTCCTTTTTTAGTGTTTCTTTCACCCAGGGAGGACACTTTCAGCGCAGACAACATCGTGTATGCATCATTCCCGGAAGTGAACGTTGAGCTGTACACAGATAAGAAGAGTCCAAAGCTCGAAAAGAAGCTTCAGAACATCTTCGCTGACCACGAAGTTCACTGGGAGAAATCAGAAACCTACATCGATTCAGAGCGCATGTATGAAGTGCTCTACGAACTGACTTTATAAGGAGGCAGGTATGGGTAAGAAGAACAAGGTGAGGTACGGCCTTAAAAACGTCCATTATGCACTGGCTACCATCGCAGAGGATGGAACGGCCACTTATCAGAAGCCGGTCCGCTGGCCTGGCGCCGTGTCGATCAAGTTCTCGGCACAGGGCTCTCAGGAGCCGTTTTATGCGGATGACATCAAGTACTACGTAACCAGCTCCAACACCGGCTACAACGGTGATCTGGAGACAGCGATGGTTCCGGAGGAATTCAAAACCGGAGTCCTCGGGGACATCAGGGATTCCAATGGTGTGTTCATCGAGAACGCGGATGCACAGCCGGTTCCGTTTGCACTGCTCTTTGAGTTCACTGGCGATGCTAAGGCGGTCCGTCACGTGCTGTATAACTGTACAGCTTCCCGGCCAGATATCGAGGCAGAGACCAAGGAAGATAAGGTTTCGGTTAAGACCGAGGCTTTGACGATTGATGCTTCTTCAATTTTTAGTAAGGAGCTGAACGCAAATGTCGTAAAGGCAGACACCTCTTCGGAGACGGATGAGGCAACCTACAATGCCTGGTATGACGAGGTTCATCTTCCGGTCAAGGGCACAACCAGTTTTACCACCGGAACCACAACATCCACATCAAAGTGAGGTGTGACAGATGAGAAAAGAGATTGAAATGACAATGGAGGATGGCAGCATCAAGCATGTGGTTTTTGAGGCAAACGGTGCGACTGCCATTCTTTATCGGATGACTTTTCACCAGGATTTGATGGTGACGATGAACAGCCTCTCCGGTGAAAAAATGGATACCCTGGTCGGGGCTAAGCTGGGATACATCATGAATGCACAGGCTAGCGGAAACACCGGAAATCTCTCAATGGATGATTTCATCCACTGGGCTGCCGGATTCGATGGCTTGTGCCTGATTGAAAAGCTGGATCAGCTTGTTTCCATTTACCTTGGGAACAGAGCCACTACCTCTGAAGCAAAAAAAGAGAACGCCCAACTGACCGGGAAGTAAATACCGCTGTGTACTTACTTCGCTGTAAGCAGTTGGGCTTTTCCATTGCAGATCTTTCCGAGATCGAAGAGGGAATGGTCTACGACGTGATGAGCGAATCCAGTAATGATACCTCGGATGACTATTGCGAGGTAGCAACGCAGGAAGATTTTGATAACTGGTAAGGAAGGAGGTCAGCATGGCGGACCGCATCAAGGGCATCACTGTCGAGATCGGCGGCGATACAACCAAACTCTCTGACGCATTAAAAAACGTCAACAAGTCCATCAAAGATACACAGAATCAGCTCCGTGATGTGAATAGGCTCTTAAAGCTCGATCCGGGCAATGCCGATCTCCTGGTTCAGAAACAGAAGTACCTGTCACAGGCTATCTCTGATACAAAAGAAAAGCTGAAGCAGGAACAGGATGCCTTAAAGCAGCTGAAGGAAGCTCCCCAGACCGAGGAGACTATCAAACAGCAGGAAGCCCTGACACGAGAGATCGAAGACACCAAGCAGGCACTTAAGGGTCTCGAGGATCAGTATAAATCTGTCGGGTCCGTTGCCGGAGTACAGCTCCAGCAGATGGGTGACAAGATCAAAGGTGTCGGCGATAAGATCACCGGAGTCGGTGAAGGTCTCTCCACCCATGTCACGGCTCCTATCGCAGCAGTTGGTGCTGCTTCTCTTGCTGCCTTTAACGAGGTCGATGAAGGCGCAGATATCGTAAAGACCAAGACCGGCGCTGTCGGTCAGGCTCTGAAGGATATGCAGGATGCTGCGAATGATATCGCAACCACGATCCCGACAGACTTTGCTACGGCTGGATCAGCCATTGGTGAAGTGAACACGAGATTTGGCCTAACCGGAGATGCCTTAAAAGATCTCTCGCAGCAGTTCGTAGAGTTTGCATCGATCAATGATACCGATGTCTCAACCTCCATCGATAACGTCTCCTCCGTCCTCAATGCTTTCGGTATGGATACTTCCCAGGCTGGTGGCATGCTGGACGTCTTAAACTCAGTCGGTCAGGCCACCGGTCTTTCGATGGATAAGCTCTCGCAGGACCTTTCCCAGAATGCTGCGCAGCTGCAGTCGATGGGACTCAACGCAACGCAGTCGGCTCAGTTCCTCGGGAACGTCGAGATGTCTGGTCTTGATGTGTCGACGGCCATGGCCGGTATGAAGAAGGCCATGAAGAATGCGGCATCGGATGGCAAGACGCTCGATCAGGCGCTGTCTGAGTTCTCCGACACAATGAAATCCAACAAGTCGGATACTGAGAAGCTCCAGGCTGCATATGACCTCTTTGGCTCCAAGGCAGGTGCCTCTATCTACAATGCCATGCAGACCGGAAAGCTCTCCTTTGATGGTTTCTCATCCAGCATGGATTCCTTCAAAGGGAATGTAGAGCAGACCTTCAATGACACCCTGGACCCAATCGATAAGTTTAAGACCACTCTGAATCAGCTGAAGGTGACCGGCGCTGAGATTGGTAACTCCCTCGCCACAGTTCTTGCTCCTATGCTCGAGCAGGCATCCGGAGCCTTAAAGAAATTCTCTGAAATCTGGCAGGCAATCCCGGAGCCCATGCAGCAGTTCATTATCAAAGCGGCACTCGTTGCTGCAGCGATCGGGCCGATCCTTGTCGGTGTCGGTAAGGTCATCTCTACCTTCGGTACCATCACGAGTGGCATCGGAACTCTCATGAATACGATCGGCGGACTCTCCACAGGTCTTGCTGCTTTCAGCTCCATCGGCCTTCTTCCGATGATCGGCATCATTGCTGCTGTCATTGCGGCGATTGTAGCTGTCGTTGAGATCGTGAAGCACTGGGGAGAAATCACGGAATGGTTCGGCGGTGTCTGGGATGGCATCTGTAATGGCGTAAAGACAGTCGGCCAGGGTCTTGCCACCTTCTTTACCGGGCTCTGGAACGGGATCAAGTCAGGAACAGAGACTGCCTGGAATGGCATCAAGACTGGTGTCTCTACAGTCTGGAACGGCATGAAGACCGGCGCAACTACTGTATTTACCGGCATCAAGGATCACATCACAAATGCCTGGAATACGGTGAAGACTAACACAAGCACGGCCTGGGCGGGTATCAAATCAACCGTTCAGCAGAATGGCGGCGGCATCAAGGGTGTCATCACCACTGCAATGGAAGGCTACAAGAATATCTGGAAGGCTGGGTTTGAAGTAATCAACAAGACGACTGGTGGCAAGCTCGGTGAGGCACTCTCGACAGCCAGGAGTAAGCTCTCGGATATCAAGAATGCCTTCTCTGAAAAGATGGATGCTGCAAAGGAAGCGGTCAGAGGTGCCATTGATAAAATCAAGGGCTTCTTCAACTTCTCCTGGTCGCTGCCGCATCTCAAGATGCCGCATTTCTCTATCTCGGGGAGCTTTTCCCTAGACCCGCCATCAGTACCGCATTTCGGTGTCGATTGGTACCGAAAGGCTATGAACGAGCCATATATCCTGAACAGCCCTACTCTCTTTGGTATGGCAGGAGGCAGACTCCTTGGCGGAGGTGAAGCTGGTGAAGAAGCTGTCGTCGGCACTGACAGGCTCTCTCAGATCGTGCAGGGCGCTGTTGCTGCTGCAGGTACTGGCCAGACGATTGTGATTCCGGTCTACATCGGACAGGACCGCATCGATGAGATTGTCGTCAAGGCAAACCAGAGAACGAACTTCAGGTCAGGAGGCAGATGATGTTAAAGAAAGATTTTCCTATCTACTTTGATGACACCAAGCTCTTCTGGCCATCGAAATGGCAGGAATCCTACTCTGTCATCGAAACCACAAAACAGACGGAGGCCGGAACCGATCAGGTGATTGTTACCCGCTACGATAAGCTCTCGGTCTCCTGCGAGTTCAAGTGCTCCGCTGCCTGGGCCTCCACCTTCACTAATTTCCGCGACAAGGATTCCATTGCCGTAAGGCTCTACGATTTGAAAACCCGAGACTACAAGACAAGGACTATGCGTATCCGGAACTTTAAGACTGCTCCGGAAAAGAACAGCGAGAAGCTGGCATCGTCGAATGGACTCTATACTGTATCCTTTGACCTATACGAATTCTGATGAGAGGAGGCTGCCATGTACAGCGTAAGTGATGAATACAAAGCAGCCATGAAACAGCAGGTCCAGCGGTTTCGGATGACCGGGACTGCTGGTGATCTGTCTTTCTCTGACGAGAATATCCTCTCTGGGTCCTTTCACCTTACCAATCAGTGCTCCGATGATACGAATGTTTCAATCGGCTCTGTGTACATCGGTGAGCTCAAGGTCACATTCATGAAGATGCCTTTTGTGCGGCAGACACTCGATGACATGGTGGTAAAACCCTCTCTGGGGCTCCTTCTTCCTGCAGAGACATACGAGGATGTCCCTCTTGGAATCTTTCATGTAAGCGAGGCCAACTGGGGAGAATCCGGAGTCGAGATCACAGCCTATGACAACATGGCCCGCTTTGAGAAAACCATCCAGATCGACAACGGCTCAAAGCAGATCTACGACTTCCTTATTGCCGCAACGAATGCCTGCGGTGTACCACTTGGTATGGAGCAGACAGAGGTCGAGGCGCTGCCGAATGGCACTGAGGAATTTTCGGTGTATCCGGAGAACGACATGGAAACCTGGCGAGATCTGATTGCCTGGTGCGCTATGACGACAGGCACCTTTGCAACAATCAATCGTGATGGTGCTCTGGTCCTTAGGCTCTACTCCTCGGAACCAGTCGACACGATTGATATCAGTCACCGCTTCTCCGGAGGTAAGTTCTCGGATTTCATTACCAGATACACGGGTCTCTCCATCGTGAACATCGCGGACCAGGCGACGAAATATTATGGTCTGATGCCGGACGATGGTCTTACCTTCAACATGGGCAGCAATCCACTCATGCAGTACGGTCTTGCAGAAGTGACCGAGAGGCAGCGCCTTGCAGTCCTTAATGCCATGCAGGCTATTTCCTATGTGCCGATGGAAGTCAGCATGATCGGAAGCCCGGTCTATGATCTTGGTGATGTTCTCCTTTTCACTGGCGGCATTTGAAGTGAACCCCATGTCAAGGACACGTGGCAAAAAGTTTAGCATTCTTTTTCCAATCCAGCCGGTAGTTCATTGGTGACACAATAGTGATAGTACTCATTAGGTGACATCCCGCCAAGGGCGGTCTGGTACCTTTCGTTGTTGTAGTAGTCCATGTAGTCGTCGATCCGAAGCCTGACATCTTCAAACGTCCTCCATAAAGGAATGTATTCGGAGATTTCATCTTTCATGTGCCCGAAGAAGCTTTCCTGCGGAGCGTTGTCCCAGCAGTTTCCCCTGCGGGACATGGACTGCCGCAGCCTCGCATCCTTAATGAGCCTGCGGAACGCCACGCTGGTGTAATGGCAGCCCTGATCACTATGCAGTATAACGTCGGCATCAGGATCATACTGGTGGTCCCTCATAAGGTTCTGTACAGTTACCAGGACAAAATCAATTTCGAGTGACTGGCTGAGCTCATACGACAGCACCTGCATGGTGAAGGCATCCTTGATCACCGACAGGTAGACGAACGCTTCATGGAACCTGATGTAGGTGATATCGGTCAGGAGGACCTTGCGTGCGCCAAGTGTACGGAATCTGCGATCCACAATGTTAGGCGCTACAGCGTCCGTTTGAAGGGCCTTCGCCAGCCGGCGGTAGGGATTGGCCTTGCGGATCGGGCAGAACAGGCCGTATTTTCGCATGAGGCGCCGGACCTTTTTATGATTCATGGGAGTACCGGTTCTCAGAAGCCTCATACAGATGCTCCTATAGCCTTTTTTGTAGCCCCTGTATTCGTAGGCTGCTCTGATCAGTCGGAAGTCTCTGAGGTCCGCCTGCTCCCGTCTGAGTCGTGTGCCGGCGGCCCTGACCCACCGGTAGTAACCGGACCGGGAGACGCCGGCAAGCAGGCAGAGCTCCCGGATGGTAAGGATGGACTTCCCGGCCTCGGAGTGGATGAGCCTGAAGGTCCCTTCGGTATCTGCCGGGAGGCCTTCTTCCGCAAAAATGCAGTTTTTTTTAGAAACTCAAGCTGGGCCTCAAGGTGGACAACCTTTTCCTGAAGCTCTCTTATAGAGTCTTCGGCTTTCTGCCTGGAAAGATCCTTGGCGGCGAAAGCAGCGGCTTTCTGCTCGCTGGAAAGCCCTCTTGGCGGACGGAGGCCCCGGGGAGAACTGGCTTCGTTACGGATATTTTTTGCTATACTTCCGCAAAGTGTATTGGAGAAGGCATCCGGGTTGTATCCGGCCTTCTGAAGGATCTTGCGGGTCGTCATACCGGGGATTTCACGCTGCTCCATGAAAAACTGCTTGAATTCCAGCGTGAATTTCAGCCGGTAGATGGATGCATAGTGCGTGTAAGGGTTTGCAAGAAATTCCTTAACCTGCTCCTCGGTGTATGTTGGTTTTCTGGCCATGGTTTTCTCCTTCCGGATAAATAATAACCTGGCTGAATAATACAAAACAGCGCGGTGTCCACAATACGGGATCCTCATGCGGCGGAAAACTTCTTGGGAGTTATCCGTGTCTATGATACGGGATCCGTTCCCTCAGTGATGGCTGTTGGGGGAACCTCCAATGTCCATAGTGAGGGATTTCCTTGTGGCGATGTAAATTTGGGGTTTACACGTGTCCACTTATCGGGAACCGCTGCTTTGTTCGAAGAAAAAATAGGTTAAACTGTTGTATAGCGTGTCCACTTTATGGGGTTCATTTTAATTGCCGGAGACAGCTCCAAGTCCTGCATCACGAAATATGACTGGACCTACAACGGCACCTACAAGGCAACTGGTGTCGGCCAGAACCCGGCGCTCGTTTCTGCAAAGTCCAAGGTGGATAAGAACATCGCAGGGCTCCTTTCGACCACCAATGCAGACAGCATTTATTACTACTCCTACGTCAATGCAGACGAAATCACAATCGGTGATGGCAATAAGGGAAAGATCATCGACTTAAAGTATGCCACCCAGAAGGCGACCTACATTGAGTTTCATGCAGAGATCAAGCTCCGGATTGATACGACCGAGGTCACGACTGACAGCACGGTTACAAACACGGATGGTTCTGTCACCGTCACCTACTACATGAACGGCGAGGAGGTCAAGGACTACTATCCTGTAGAAACACTGCAGGATGGCACGCATCTCCTTCATCTCCAGTACATCTGGAAGTCAACCGCAAACCTCATGGGTAACTTTGCCGCCTGGATCTCAATGGCAGGAGCTTCTCTTTACATCGAGGCAGGAAGCGCCAGAGCTTATCTTGTCGGCCAGGGTCTTGCAGGCGAGGGTGCCTGGGATGGCTCACTTTCTGCAGAGGATGAAGTACTCCCGGCTGACCTTTCAAAGGTCTTCCACCCATTTACAGATGCAGTCACTGTGACTATGGTCCCGAATAATGACGCAGGTGTATCGGATATTATTCCTGCCTTCGGTCTTTCGTCTATCCTTCGCGGCATCAGCGGGCATGTCGGAAACATCAAGTTCCTGTACCGCTACGATACTCTGCACGACGATGTAATGACCTATGACCACGATGCGATCGAGATCAAAGACGGTGCCTGGAAATTAAAGGATACGACCTCCGTTCAGGAAATCGAAAGTCCTGATGAAGAGGCGACTGAAATCCTCTCTGTCAGCGCTGATTGTGACAGCAACAACGTGAACTTCCTTGCATCCTTCGATCACGGAGAGACCTGGTGGTCCTATGAAAACGGATGGACAGAGCCTGATACCACAAGGGAATCCTATGGCATGTTCGGTCCTGCCATGAAGGAGATCACCAAGGAGGAGTGGGCTGAGAAGCTCACCGGCTCCATCAAGATAAAGGCCATCATCCACAAGGAAGGCACGCTTACAGATATCCAGATCTTTTTGAAGGAGGTAAAGGAATGATCAAGGGCCACACCAAGATAGAGCTCTTTAATGCCGAGACCGGCAAAATAGAAAAGACCTATGAGAAAGACAACCTCGTAACGAACGCGGTCCAGTACCTGATCGCTGCACAGAACATGATGGGCAAGGTCATGAATCAGAGTGTCTTTCCCATTGCCACAAATGCGCTCGGCGGGCTGATGCTCTTTAACAACACGCTCGAAGAAGATGCCGACAATGTTGCCTTTCCATCAAATGCAAAGCTCGTCGGCTACGGCGATAGGGATTCCAACACGACTGACTCGATGAGAGGTTCCCTTAACTCTATCGAGTCTCATGCGACCGATACCGGCTACGTCTCTGTCTGGGACTTTGGTACTGCCCAGGGTAACGGCACGATCAAGGCTATCGCACTCACGAATAAGTACGCTGGTGCTAATCCTTTCCAGCGGCAGTTTTATCTGGATTCTGTCAGCGATACGAATGTCAACGACTCCCTGGAGCATGATGCCCGCATCCTCTTCCTGAAGGACGAGGAAGTTTACTGGCTGCGGAGAGATGGCAAAACTGTCCAGAAATGCAGAATGGATCTGTACAAGGCAAAGGTGAACGATCTCTCCTACAATGATCTGGCTAAGACTGCGATCGATGTCACGACGCTTGATCCGCCAAGCCATGAAGGGCTTCAGGTCAGCAATCCGTATCAGTATTGGCTCCCTGGATATGATGGGTATATCTACTTCATCACACAGAACAACCGGGTAAACACCTATACCTACTACGGCAACACCTATCATGATTACCATTTTGATGAGAAGAATGACACCGGCGATGCCAAGATCTATGTTACGAAGTACAAGTACTCTGACCTGTCTTTCACCGCTGAAGCCGAACAGGAAATCACTCTGGCCGGTGTTCACCTGACCAATCGTCATGAAGGCAGCATGATTATCCGGAACAACCATCTCTATGCAAGAGGTAGCGATGAAAAGAGCATCTACGTGATCGACCTTGCGAACATCGCGGACATCAGGCTCTTCAAGACACAGAACGATGGCATCATTCAGAATATATGCCCGCTCCTTTATAACGGTGGCATCCAATACCAGTACGACTACAGAGTGGATGGCACCACCTATACGAAGGTCGGCTTCCTCTATGAGGACGGCACCTACTCTGAGGAAGCTACGACCGGAGGCCCTGTGGCCAATCCCTGCATAGCCTTCCTCGATGACAAGGTGCTCGCTACCTATCACTACGACGGCTACTACGACAATGACCGGATCAGGACAGTCTTCCGGGCAGCCTACCTTGGCACCATCAACAACCTGTCCTCGCCGATTACTAAGAACGCATCGCAGACAATGAAGGTGACCTACACCCTGACGGACAAGGAGGATTCTGATGAAACAATATGAACTCCCATATAACTTTGCCTATGACTATGTTGGAAAGCTCGCGAGAAATCGTGAGCTTTTTCCGTATGTCAGCTGCATCTATTTGCCAGCCTATGTGGACGACGCCATAACGACCAGGCGGGACATTCCGCTCCGGAACGAATACCCGAAGTCCTACGACGAATATCTGATCAGGGTAAAAGAGCTCATGCAGCTGGGGTTGCCTCTTTGCATCCTGATGCACAGGAATGCTTCGCTTGAGATTCTTGAAAAGTACTACGCACTTGGTATCCGACAGTTCATCATGAATGATGATGCGCTGGCAATTGCGGCGAGGACCAGGCATAGTGACCTGATGCTCACGCTTTCCGTCACCCGGTGCCTGACCGAGAAGGACCTACAAGAAGGCGACTTCTCTATGTACGACAGCATTGTCCTTTTCTTCTGGTTTAACCGGCACCTGGATGCAATCAAGCGCCTGCCGACCAAGTACCGCTACATTCTCATCTGCAACACCGGCTGCTACTACGACTGCCGATGGCATGACCAGCACTGGTATGCAACAACCCGCGAGGAGGAGATCAAAGCCACAGACAAATGCAGAGCCTGCGTGAAGTCTGTCCGGGATACGACCTACATCGAGCCTGAGAACCTTTCGTACTTTGACCCGTATATTTCCTCATATAAACTCACGGACCGGCTCTTCGATACTGACCGAATCATCACTGATCTGAAAGCATATACCGGAAGGAATATCGGAGCCGTGAAGAGATCGGAGGATTTTTACAATGTCGATTCATAAGGTGGAATACAAAGGCTCCTCAAAGGTGATCCTCTCTATCGTGACGGCAGTGAACAGCCTGATTGCTTCTCTCAAGACAGAGGTCCCGGAGAATGCAGTGTTCACCGACACAACCTACAAGCTCTCACTCGAGGGAAACGAGATCATCCTTGAGGATTCAAATGGAGGCAAACAAACGGTTACACTTCCAGGCACTCCTGGGAGTGATTCATAAGGAGGCGTCCAATGGACTGGATCTTGAAATACTGGGTGCAGGAGCTATTCGCACTCATCATCGCAGTACTTACCTGGTGCGTGAAAAAGCTCAAGGGTAAGAAAACTGAATATGACGTTCTGCGGGAAGGAATTCTCGCTCTGCTGCATGACAGGCTCTATGCCGCATGCAGCATTTTTATTGCCCGTGGCTGGGCAAGCCTTGATGACAGGGAGAACCTCGAGTATCTCTATAAGCCCTACAAGGCGCTCGGCGGGAACGGCACGGGAGAAAACCTATACCAGGCTGTGCAAAAGCTGCCCTATCAATCTCCGGACGGAGAAAAGAAGGAGGAATGAATCATGGATTTTGGAATCGCTAGTGTTGCTGCAATCACGGTTATCGCCTACCTCATCGGCGCTGCCTGCAAGGCATCCGCAAAGGTCCCGGATACCTGGATTCCGGTCATCTGCGGAAGTGTTGGTGCGCTTCTTGGCATCGCAGGTCTTTACCTCATGCCGGACTTCCCGGCAACGGACATCGTGAATGCACTCGCAGTTGGAATCGTGAGTGGATTTGCGGCAACGGGAATCAACCAGATCTACAAGCAGGCAACGAAAACACAGCCCTGAGAGGAGGTGATCCTTCTATCTCGGGAGCCTGCCCGCATACCAGGCGCAGCCCTTCGGATGGCAACAAGTCCGGAGGGCTTTTCTTTTTAAGGAGGAATAACTCATGCAAATCAAAGGAATCGATATTTCAAAATGGCAGGGAGCCATTGACTTTCAGAAGGTAAAGAACAGCGGCATCGAGTTCGTCATCATCCGAGCTGGTTACGGCACCAAGGGAAAGGATGCGTTCTTCGAGGCCAACTACAAGAAAGTAAAAGCGGCAGGACTTCATGTCGGCGCATATTGGTACAGCTACGCGGATAGCTTAAAAGAAGCTGGTGAAGAGGCAGACGCCTTCCTTCGTGCGCTTTCTGGGAAGCAGTTTGATTATCCGGTGTATCTCGACATGGAGGAGAAATCCCAGCTTAATGCTGGCTTGGATTTCTGCTCCGGTCTCATCAAAACCTTCTGCGGAAAGCTCGAAGCTGCCGGATATTTCACAGGCTTTTACACATCCTCGTCCTATGTCCGTGCTGTGGTCAAAGAAGAGATCCGGAAACGTTACACATTCTGGTGTGCGCAGTGGGCAAGCACCTGCAGCTTTGCTGGCTCCTGCGGCATCTGGCAGTATAGTTCCAAAGGCATGGTGCCTGGGATCAACGGTAGGGCCGATCTCGACTATGCTTACCAGGACTTCCCGAGCATCATTGTGAATGGCGGCTTCAATGGATATAAGACTACAGCGAAGAATCAGGAGTCACAGTCGGCACCTACTCTTACCATCGAAGAAGCCGCAAAGAAGGTCATTGCAGGCGAGTTCGCTAATGGTAGTGACAGAAAGAAGGCCATCGAGGCACTTGGTCTTCCCTACGAGGAAGTCCAGACCAGGGTTAATCAGATTCTACACGATAGTGCAAAGTCCGTTGACCAGCTTGCCAGGGAGGTCCTTGCGGGCAAATGGGGAAATGGCGATGTTCGAAAGAAACGTCTTACAGATGCCGGCTATGATTATGATGCTATCCAGAAGAAAGTGAATGAACTGCTAAGATAAGCAGTGCAGGTCAAGGTCCGTTAGAGTTCAGAATTGAGCTCTTCGGACCTTATTTTTAATTAATGGAATCCGATGAACATCTTTGATACAGTTTAGACAAAATCAGTGGAAGGATGTGGATTGGATGATAAAGTGCAAATGTGTCTTCTGTGGAAAAGAGTTTGAAACCAGTGCAAAGGATAGAAAATATTGTTCTCATGCATGCTACATAGCGGACCGTTTTCATAAACCGCTTCAGGAAGAAAAAGAAGCACCAACGCAAGAGGCATCGGAGCCAGATGAGTATAGTAGTGCTTGGACGGAGGAAGAGGAGAAAGCGTATCGGGCAATGTTCAATATTCAGGGTGATATTGTCTTTGGAATGACGATGCAGATATTCAGAAAGATGTTCCAGGAAGGCCTATTATCAGTGAAGGAATACTGGACATTTTTGACTCTTCTGGCATAGGTGTGAACCTATAAAACGGTTCAAAGCTTTATGCCACCTGTGATAAAGCCTCTTTTGGCACTGGGCGATTTGGAAGCGGAATTCTCAGGTTCGAACAGTAGAGCAGAACCATGTCGATCATGTTGTCCACATCCCTGAATCCATACGCCTGGCGGATGAGAAGTTTTATCTTGTTATTGGTTGCTTCAATCCGAGCATTGCTTAACCCGTACCGGATCGTGTTCAGGATATGATCCTTATGCCGCATGATCTTTCTCTGAAGCTTTACGAAAGACGCAATCCGGCAATGGCGGGCCCACTTGACCCATTTGATCAGCTCCTCCTCGGCAGCGTCCACATCGTCCATCTTCAGGATACTGCGTAGCTGTTCCTTCAGGAGATATGCCCGGTATAATTGGTTATCCGTCTGTTGAATCATTTCCAACCGGATGGCCTGCGTATTGGTCAGGTGCTCCGGAGCCTTGCCTAGGGCATAAGTGGAATGCTTGATCTCTGAAGCCTGCTTTGCCGCGGTCCTGGCTGCAGCAGTTTCTGTATCATCTGCAGCTGGGCGGCCAGGTCCTCTGCTGACTTTCAGCTCAGCAGCTTTTTCAGCTGCACGGCGCCAGGAGGCGATGCGGACTTCGTCCAATGCTTCCATCGTCCATTCAACGACGTGGAATGGATCTACGCATCGTTCGGCATTAGGCAGGTACTCATTGACGCAGTCGGTGATCCACCTTGCTCCGTCACCTGTGACGACCTGAACCGAAGCCCGCTGCTCTTCTGTGAGGAGCTTTAAAAACTTCTCCAGCACAGACTTGCCGTGATCTTTTCCGGCCCAGACGACTGTGTTGGTATCATGATTAACGACAACGGTGATGTACTTATGGCCTTTCTGGTAGCTGGTCTCATCGATGCCGATGTTGACCAGGCCGTCAAAGCGGACGTGGACATCCGGTTCGATATCGTTATGAGCTCTGGTAATGCAACGCCCAACGGTCTCCCAATCGATGCGCATGTATCGAGAGAGCGCGCTACGGCTTAAGTACTTTCCCATCCAAGTGACGGTATAGTCAAAGTCCTTGGTAAACCGGGCGCCTGGGAAGGCCCAAGGAACGGATGCAGTCCTCACACCGTGTTTGGGGCAACGGATCCTTGGCACGCTTGCCTGAAGATAGATCTTGATACCCCCGAAATCCAAGCCACGCCATCTGTTCTGTATGTATGGCTGATCGTGGACAGGACGTCGTTTTCCGCAGCAGGGGCAGCGCCACTGAAGACCTTTACGGAGGTGGACATCAAACGTAAGCGTCTTCTCTCCGTTGTAGGTTTCGCTGAGGTGCATGTCATCTATGATGGCATCATTGACATTTAGAATCTTTTTGAATACTGTATTAGCTGTAGCCACTTGATCTCCTTTGTGTTTGCTTTGGTCAGCTAATACAGTAAGGGAGGCCAGGTGGTTTTTCAATGTTCAGTTATCTCGTCAGCGAAGAATCGCCTCCCTTCAAAGGTTGCTATTGATTAAGGAACTATATGTTTTGGCTTCACACATATGCCTGAAGCCTCACATTTTTCGATAAATTCAAAGAAAAGAATCATCCGGATGCCGTTACCGCATTTCTTTATTCAGACCCATATGATAGCAGTGATCCGGAGCAGTGGAAAAAATATCACGACAAGGTTCCTGTAAGACTTCCTAATAGTAAGCCAGAGGATCTTGATGAGCACGATCAATTGATCCCCAAAGATGAAGCTGAGTTTACGGAAGAACAGCCTGCCGAGGCGCAGTCTTCTGAGGAAGTAGCAAAGCCAGAAGAGGAAAAGACAGTATTGCCAAATATGGCAGTGAGTAAACCGATAGAGAAAGAATCAGTGGTAGAAGAGAAATCTGAGCCTGAGAAGGGTAGTGGTGGGCACTTCGTTGCGGATGAAATCAAGAAGCTGAAGGAGCTATTGGATTGTGGTGCCCTTACTCAGAAAGAGTTTGATGCGCAGAAAAAGAAACTATTAAATATGTAAGATGAGAAGTTGCGGCTCATGGGGAAAATCCCATGGGCCATTTTTTTTTATGCTCCTTTGCTCAGTTAGCGGGAATTTGTCCTGTGTGTTTTGGAAGGAGTGTGAGCCTTATGAACGGGGAAGAGAAATCCATAACACAGGTAAAGGGACATCTTCTAGGGGAGGATGGGTATCAGGAGCGGACTGTCACAGATGAAGATCTTCGCGGTGAATACGGTTATATTGTTGCCTCCAAGTTGCTCAGGGAAATGCTGGATCAGGGCCTGATTACCTTAGACCAATATCACAAAATTGACCAGAAAAACCGCGAAACTTTCTCTCCGCATCTGGCCGGATTAATGCCAAGTAATCGTTGATATAAGTGGGAAGTAGAGCCAACATGTCACCTAATGAAAGGAGGACGAGACCTTGACAACGATAACAAAGATTGAAGCAAAAAAGCAGAAAACCGATTGCAAGCTCAGGGTCGCAGCATATTGCCGGGTTTCAACCAGTACGGATGAACAGTTAGAAAGCCTGGATGCTCAGAGGAAGCATTACGATCAGCTGATTAGAAGAAACCGGGAGTGGACTTATGTTGGCATATACTACGATGAGGGCATCACCGGCACCAAGAAAGACAAACGACCGGAGCTGCTCCGGCTCCTGGAGGATTGCCGGGAAGGTAAGATCGACCTGGTTCTGACTAAGTCCATCTCCAGATTCTCGAGAAATACGACTGACTGCCTGGAGATGGTCCGGGCACTATCAAGCTATGGAGTGGGGATATTCTTCGAGCGAGAAAACATTAACACACTCACGATGGAAGATGAGTTCATTCTGACGGTGCTGGGAAGCCTTGCAGAAAATGAATCCATTTCTATTTCTGAAAACGAGAAGTGGAGCATTCAGAAGCGATTTGAAAAAGGAACCTTCAGACAGGGCATGGCGCCTTACGGTTACCGGCAGGAAGGGACCACACTTGTGATTAACGATGACGAAGCGAAGGTGGTCCGGTTTATCTTCGATGAAGCCTACCGCGGGATTGGAGCACACAAGATCGCCAAAGAGTTAAACGAAAAGGGAATCCCATCTATGCTGCGAGACCGGTGGCATTCAGGAACTATCAAACAGATGCTGCAGAATGAGCGCTACGTCGGCGATGCACTTTACCAGAAAACATATGCTGACGAGAACTTTGTGCGCCATGCGAATCATGGCGAGCGAGGCATGTACCTGCATCAGGGTCACCATGAAGCCATTGTTCCGAGAGAAGAGTTCGACCGAGTGCAGGAACTGATCGCACAGCACCGATCGGAGAGAGGAATCGGGATAGACACTGATAAGTACCAGAACCGCTACGTGTTCTCTGGAAAGTTAATCTGCGGGGAATGTGGCGGGCACCTGAAACGGAAGATCATTCAGGGAAGAGTGGAAGGACCACTGATCGCCTGGGTCTGCCAAACGCACATACAGGATAAGACCAAGTGCTCTTTCATTTCCATCGAGGACGCTTCTATCCGGGCGGCATTTACCACTGTCACCAACAAGCTGATCTTCAGCCAGAATGAACTGCTGGTTCCTTTTGTTCAGGGAATTCAGGGAATCAACCAGAGTGATGTTGGCGACGAGATTGCAAAGATCAATAAGAAGCTGGAGGAGAATACAGAGAAATCACAGAAGATGGCTATCCTGGCGTCAGAACAACTACTCGATCCGCTGGTCTTCAGAAAAGCCCAGGCGGAGCTTTCTGCAGAGCGAGCTGACCTCAATAGCCGGAAGGCAGTCTTGGGTGTGCAGCTGCAGCAGAACTACCATGGGATTTCAGAAAGTGGAAAACTCCTGAAAAAGATCAGAGGGATGCGAATAACGGAGGACTTCGACGAGGAGTTCTTCACTGAATTCATAAAGGCAGTACATGTTTATTCCCGCACTGAGCTCGGATTTGAGTTCACTTGCGGGCTTGTTTTTCGAGAGGAAGTGAACCGATGAGAAGCATACCATACGGGTACAAGGTGATGAACGGCAGGGCAGTCATCGACCAGGTAGAGGGAAAGAAGGTGAGAGATGCTTTTCAGATGTATGCTGCTGGAAGCTCCCTTGCTGGGATCAAACAGGCCCTGGAGATCAACCGTTACCATGCCGGCATCGACAACATTCTGAAGGATCGAAAATACCTGGGCACAGAATTCTACCCACCGTTGATCGACCAGGAACTGTTCGACCAGGTGCAGAAAGCCAGACAGAAACGGAAGGAAGCCTATGCTAAACCACAACGTAAACGAAAGGATGCTATCGCGCAGACGCAGTTTACATTGAAGTCCGTGAAGGAGCATTTGAAGGATCCCTTCGCACAGGCACAGTACGTTTACCACCAGATCAAGGAAAAAGGTGATTCATGATGGCAGAGAAAACAGTTATCTACTTCCCGCCAAAGAAGCGAGTTGGCAATAAGGCAGCGGCTGAGAAGGTCAAGAAGCTTCGGGTTGCTGCATATTGCCGAGTTTCAACAGACACAGATGAACAGGCAACCAGTTATGATGAGCAGGTCGACCATTACACAGAATATATTAAGAAGAATCCCGACTGGACTTTCGCAGGAATCTATGCCGATGATGGTATTTCCGGTACCGGGACCAAGAAGCGTGAAGAGTTCCTTCGGATGATTGATGACTGCATGGCGGGCAAGATCGACCTAGTGGTTACAAAGTCGATTTCAAGATTTGCCAGGAACACGATCGACTGCCTGAAATACATCCGGCAGCTGAAGGCAAAGAACATCCCGGTGATCTTCGAGAAGGAGAACATCAACACGATGGACTCCAAGGGAGAAGTCCTGATTACTATCATGGCTTCACTGGCACAGCAGGAAAGTGAATCCCTATCCAAGAACGTGAAGCTTGGTCTTCAATTCCGCTACCAAAGGGGTAAGGTCCAGGTCAATCACAACTGGTTCCTGGGGTACACCAAGGACAAGGACGGCAACTTGGTCATTGACCCGGAGCAGGCGGAGACGGTAAAGCGAATCTACAAAGAGTATCTGGAGGGCAAGAGCTGCAAGGCAATCGCCGAGGGGTTAATGGCAGACGGGATTCCGAATGGAGCCGGCAGTACAAAATGGTGGGATTCCAATATCCTCCAGATCTTGAAGAACGAGAAGTACATGGGTGATGCCCTTCTGCAGAAGACTTACACGGAAGATGTGCTTACAAAGAAGCGTGTCGAGAATGATGGCTCGGTTCCGCAGTACTATGTTCAGAACAGCCATGAGCCGATCGTGACGAGGGAATACTACCACGAGGTCCAGGCGGAGATAGCCAAGCGTGCCCGCAAGAAGAACTCCCTTGAACAGAAAGCAGGCTACCGTGGTAAGTATGCACTTGCCTCGGTCCTGATTTGCGGAGAGTGCGGATCACCATTTAGAAGAGTTGTCTGGGACAACCGTGGAAAGAAGGAACCGGTCTGGCGCTGCAGGAACCGAGTCGTGAAGGGAGGCGATCCATGCTTCGCGCCAACTCTTCATGAAGAGAAGCTGCATGCGCTGGTCCTCGAGGCCATTCGGCAGGCTTACGATTCAAAGGATCCAGTAGTAGATCAGTTTCGCAGGAACGTGGATGAGGTTGTCGGAGAAGGGACGGAAACTGAACTCAAAGGTTACGAAGAGAAGCTGAAGAAGCTTCAAGCTGAGCTGGTCGAGTGTGTTAATCAGGGTCGCGACTATGACGAGTTGGCTGATGAGATCCGGACTATCAAGGCAAAACAAAGCCAGGCGCTGGATACCAAGGCAGCTGCGGATGAGCAGAAGCGCCAAATCCTGGAGATTCAGGATTTCTTCAACACCCATGATGCCAGCGAGCTTGAGTACGACGACTCCCTCGTCCGGAAGCTCATCAAAACCATCACAGTTAACCGAAAGACCCTGATCTTCGAATTCATTTCTGGAACATCGCTGGAGCTTGAAATCTGAATATGGAAACTGCTGCACGGCTACTCTGTACGGGGTAGCCGATTTTTTTGTGGTTTGAGCTTTGCAATGCTGGTATTATTGAACTATATTGGGTTAATGTTTATCGTCATATTTTTGATATGAAGGAAGCGACGGATCATGGAATATCTGGTGATTGCTATTTGTACGGCTGTTGCAGTCACAGTGGCAGTGATGATTATATTTAAAGGAAGAAAAAAGAAAGAAAATAATGCTGAACTGGTTGAGAGCAAGAAAAGTTCGCCAGTGCAAGGGCAGCAGGCTTCCCAGGAGCTTAGTATTCAGATGGAGATGCTTCCGGCAGAGTCGGTGCCTGAAGATCATTTGGTGGAGATCAAAGATAGTAAAATTCTGGCTCGTGTAAATAATGTGATCCCGGGTTTTGCTCAAGCAGGAAATGCTGCTAATAATGCGGTCCAGGCGGCAAAGGCTAACGGACAGGTGTTATATCGCGCTATTCTGCCAGCTAATGCAAAACTTGTAAATTCGAGGGAGCTCGAGGGAGCTTACAGAGGCTTTTATCGTAATGCTAAGAATATTCAGGGCCAGGCAAACTGGGTGCCAGTAGAAGCACAAACTGGTGCAGCTGCCGTAGCCAATACTGCTGCAGCAGCGATGAGTGTCGCAGCAATGGTTGTTGGCCAGTATTACATGACCCAGATAAATTCCCAGCTTGGAGATATCAGTGATGGAATATCCAAGATAGCTGATTTTCAGGATAATGAATACCGGAGCAGAGTATTCTCTTTAATTTCTCATGTAAAAACTATCGCAGACTTCCAGGAAGAGATACTGGAAAACGATGAGCTGCGTATGGCAAAGATCGCACAGCTTGATAGTCTTGAGGAAGAATGCACGAAGCTGCTTGGACAGGCAAACCTCACATTAGCCGGTTATGCGAAGAAAGCAGACTTGGATTATTCAGGTTATGAGCAAGAAGTAGCTGAAGCCCAGAACTGGTATATGTACCAGAAAGCATTGCTCGATGTTCTATATAAGATATCTGATCTTAGATACGCTTTACACCTGGGCGCAGTATCCAGAGAACAGTGTAATGCGCTCCTGCCGACATATACCAAACAGGTGCAGGATGCACAGACTAAGCTTTCTGATTGGCATAATAGCACTGTAAAGAGATTGAATATAGACACCGATGAATCCAGGCGAAAGAGAAGCGGATTTGATGGAGTAGTTCATTTCATCCCTGGATTGATAGATGATGACCAGAACTACAAGGCAATTAGCCAGGATTTTGCATCAATGATCATCGTTCAGACAGAGTCAGGAGGATCGGCACATCTGCAGGACAACTCGGAATTGTATGCAGAAGATGTGCAGCTTATTTCGAAGGATGGAAAGGTCTATTACTTACCGCCTGAACGGCCGGAGCCCATTGGCGATGAGTCTGAGACTGATTCTGAGACTTCCGACAAGGAGAATACGGATGAAAAAGGTTCTGGGGAAGACGCAGATTAAGTGCTAAAGCCAGACCTTAAAACTGATAACAGACTTGTTTCCGCTTACTACCAAATGTGAAAAAATCGGCTTTAAGGTCTCGTGCCACATCGAGACCGTCTGTCTACTAACACATTCTTGAAGAAATAGGGATGAAAAAGCCTGATTTACTGGGGTTTCCGTCACCGGGAGCAGAGCGTGCTCGGTGTGATGGAAGCCCTCTTTTTATGT